AACTCGTAAAATTTAATCCATTAAAATAACCCAACTGACCCTGCTGTGCTCCCCCCAATTGGTTACTTAGCCTTTCAAAGTATCTCTTCCACAAAGGAGAAGTAATTGGTGTGTGCAGAGGTGGAGGACCTAAAGCCATTAGGAACTTCCCTCAGCATATTTACCTTGTTCTACTCCCATCTCCAAAGCTTCTAATCTAAGAGGAGTATTTGCTGTATGTCTTAATCTAAATGCTCTTCTATGAAATCTTCCCAAAGATACCAATCTAGGAAAAGTATTCGACATATCAACAGTTCGAGATGTTGCATAATTATTATAATCATCATCTGACCAATCTATAGTTATTGTAGAAGATGAAGATTGTATATCTCCAATTAAACCAAGCCTATATAAGAATTTGGGTTTAGTTGATAAAAAATCTACTCTATTAGTTAACATCTCTACTTTAATATCATTTGTTGAATCTTGGTGAATATCAACATCCATATTATATATTTTACCGTTATCTTCATCTAATAGAAATTTCTTGTCCGCATCTTCACAAAAATCTACACCAGTAAAATAAGTTTCAGTAGTTCCGTCAAAAGAAGTCCATTGGTGCCAAGTTCCATCTCTTAGATCACACACTAAAGTTTTAGCAGTATTTTTAAGAGTTAATATATAAAACTGATGTCCATCAATTCTCATACCATATGCATAAGCATCTGCTATACCATTTCCACCGCCGTTGGCTTCTTCATCAATTAAACGTTCTATAGGCTTAGAACTAATAGTTTTTAAATCATTTCCTTCAAGCATCATAATAGATTTACCACCAGTACGTCCCTGCGCCAGCCATACTATTGTATTCTCCCCAGAGAAAATAGTATCTCCGTTTGCACAACCATAACGAATTGCTATACCTTCTACTGGGCTTAGAGTTGCTCCTGATGCATTACCAGCATTGAAGAAAAACTCAGTAGACCACTCGTTAAATGCTACAACAAAGTTTAAATGTTTAGCTATTCCAACGCCTAAATCAGGTTCCAATGAAGAAGTAAGAACACTGTTTGCATTCCAACTAGTTGGGTCATTTACATCAGCGTGAAAGATTTGATTAGTAGAACCCTTCATTACACAAATAAATCCATCTATATTTACTATACCTGGTACCAAACCAGTTGGTATATCAGCATCAGTCTGTTTTGTCATTGTACCATCTTCAGCAACTGTCCATATTTTATCAGCTACTCTGAATACAAGTCTTGGTGTTCCACCTCTAACTTCGGTTACATCAACTCTTCCAGTAGTATCGTCTAAGGTACCACTTAATGCCGAACCATCTCTAAATATTTTATTTCCAACAACAGCATAAATTTTACCGTCTTGAGTCCAACCATACAGTGCTCTGCCAGCAGCAGTGGCTGTAGTATCAGCATCAGAAAATCCAGGTCTTTTAATTATAGAAGTAAATGGTGTATCTGAAGGACCAGCTATTACTTCAGGATAACAGTTTTTAAACCATTGATCTTCTGTAGTACTAAATTGCCTTTGTTGTGGCAGTGCAAATAAAGGTATTCGTACTGAATCCATAAAATTTACCTACGGTATGTTCCTTGTCTATCTGCTGGAAGTAAAAATAATGATTCCTTCTCCGTTGACCAATCATCACATTGTTGCTTTAATGAAGAAGATATTGCAATTAGTTCCTGATATTTAGTAGCAGTTACTCCATATTTAGGAGCTATAACAACAGCTAATCCCCAACATAATGGTAAATACCACTCTTGAGGAAAATCAGGTTCACTTTCATTAGTTACTCCATCAAAGTCTTCATATGATCTCGTAACATATAAATGTATTCTATCGTTTGTATGTGAATCATCAGGTACTGGCCAAACATTCATATTAGCTGTAGTTACTTGAGGATCAAAATATAATTGATTTATTCTACCACTTTCAGTTTTCTTGCTTAAGTCAACATACTCTTGTCTTGATATAACATCAATAGGTATATCAGTATCGTCTGTAGTACGAATCCAAGCATTATTAATACTTAAAATCTTTTGTGTAAATGCGTTTGTATATGTGTATACTCTGTCATTGTCAGATGCAGCGTCATCTATTGCATCAGCAATAGTTAATGTTGTGCTGGAACCTACAGCAGTGATAGTACTAAAATGTATTCCCGAAGAATCAGTTACTACACCTATTACATCACCAACAGCCATACCAGTAGTAGAATCTACAGTTAATGAGGTTGCTGAAGATGAAACACTACCATTTAATTTAGTAGTAATAACCTCAGATTCTTTAGCCATATTATCTACCGAAGAACCACCAAACGTATATTGTCTTTGCCCTTTGATTGGAAACATTACTATTTCCTGATTGACAAATAAGTTCATTCCTTCTGCCATCCAGAATTTAACCATCATATTAAGAGATCTGGCGCAATCAGATTTTTGATTAGTGCTTGGAGTTTCTCCCTCACCAATAACACCAACAAGCTGAAGAGCTTCGGTAATTATATTATCTCTTGTTATTGAAAAATCAACTGATCCACTTGTAGCCATTATTCTTCCTTTGTATCGTTTCCATTTAATGATGAGCTGTGGTAATGTTGTACCGTAAAATCGCTTTCCTCATCTGGGTAATCTATTTTTTTATGTCGTATTCTTAAATATTCGTACAACATAGTATGTCCCTTTCTCTTTGTATACCATAAAGCAGCGCTATACCCTGACATAATTAACCAAGGACTAAATACTGCTGCGAATATAACTAAGTTCCATTGACTAGTATCTGATATATATACATATCGAGCTAAGGCTTCTTGTAATAACATCTGTGTTAATGCACCCATTGGTGCACCTATTACAATAGCACTTAATAAACTTTTCTTATACGTCCAAGGAGCTTTACCTTCTTGTCTATTAATACGTTTTAATACTAATTGTATATAAATACCTACCACAGTATTTATTAATAGTGGTAAGAATAAAATTAATAAATATGCATACCAAGGCACACTAGTCATTAAGGTTTACTCGGCCACGTTATATTATCTACGTCACTCTGAGTAGGTATGTCTCTTAATGCTTTTCTATAAGCCGTTTGTGCGTCAGACATAGTTAAGTCTGAACTAGCCCACCAATCACATTCACGTAATAGTTCATCTCGTTTTCTTCTAATTTTATCCCACTTTTGATCTGTTGTAGGCTGCATTGCAGCAATAGCATCCTTTTCTGCTTGTATATACTCTCTGGTTATTATCTCACCAGTAGATACATTTAATTCTGTTACATCATGTGCCATTATATTTTCCTCTTAACTGAATTGTATAGATGCCGCACCTGCATCAAAGGTATCTGAACCACTAGCGTGAGTTAATCTAATTCTATCTAATGTTCCACTAAGAGCCTTACTTCCAGAACCATAAGCCGTAATAGTTGTGCTTTGAACAGTTATAATGTGTGATGAAACCCAAGTATTATTAGCTACGTCTTGAAGATAAATATCCATAACGATTTCATTTAAAAGAGCAGCTGCATCATTGAATATAATAAACCCCGCAGTTGAACCCTCAGTAGCCGCACTTGTACCAGAAATTCTCCCATATCTGCTAAGATACCCTGAATTTTCTATACCATCAGAATCACCTAATTGTACTAAGAACTCATCTGTTCCACTACCAGACATAGAGTGTGTTAATAAGGTAATACGTTTAACACCTGGCGGTATTCCTGTAAAATCAATACTTGTACCACTTGTAGTAGCTTGTTCTGCACTTACAGTAGTGCCATTAATTCTAAAATCTGTACCTGCATCATCTGTATGGTACAAGGAGCTTGGGGTATCTGACTTAACCCAGATTTGAGATTCTCCACCTGTATCAGCAGCAGCAGCACTTCCCTCTACAATATGAACCCCAGTGTTTGTAACTTTAGCCATTACAATTTACCTCTTTCAGTTGCAATTTTTGCTTCCTGTGCTTCTAACCAACCATCATCGGTGCCTAAAACAGCATCGCGTAACCTTCTTTGAGTAACGGCATCCTCTAGTTCCCTTATCTTTAGCTTGGCAAGTCTTTTATCTTTCCCATCTTCCCAAGCCTGTTCCTCTAAATCTCTGGCAGCTTCTTGTTCTGGAGTAAATGGGATTTTTCCATCTTTAGTCTGTCTATAACGTGTCATTTAATTTCTCCTATTTGTACCCATA